TTTAGATAAGACATTTCTTGTCTGAATCTTTCACCCGACAAAGTCCTGCGTACTGGAGGATAAACTAAAGTGTTTCTTGATACCGACTTTCCCAAGATTTTGGGTGCAGAGCTGTATCGCCCCCACCCGGCATACATCTGCGAAATGGCCGTAGAGCCTGTTGTTGTTCACGACTTTACTCGTCAGCCTGGTCAAACCGTTCAGCTCGATCGCTACAAGTTCTGGGGTAGCCCTGGCACCAAGGACAGCCGCGAGCGTATTGCTGACCAGACCATTGGTACCGCCAATAGCCGTAACATCACCAAGGAAAAAGTCCTGGTGGTGCTTAAGGAATACACCGGTCCTGCTGATCCGGGCGATCCGACCCAGCCTTCCACCTTTAAGATTGCTCGTGAAACTCTGGTTACCGCTCAGCGCCTGCTGCTGGATACCGGCAACCTGAACATGTTCCACCAGTCGATCGGCAGCCTGACTCTGCTTGACGACTATCGCCGTTGGCGTGACCGCGTCTTTATTGACGAACTCGCCAAAGCTGAAGCTAATGGCGCCGCTTCTACCACCCAAGGCGGTTACTACTTCCCTGGTGGCAAGACCAAAAACTCTTCTGGTCAAATCGCTTACACCGCAACTGAATATACCGCTGACCTTCAGCAATTCTCGGTTCGTACCGACCTGCTGACTGTTGTCAAGGATATGCGTAAGCGTAACGTTCCGACCTTCACTGATGGTCTGTATCGTTGCATTTGCGATCCCACCTTCATGATGCACCTGCGTCGTGATCCCGACTTCCGTGAGATTGCTCGCTATAGCGGCAACCCTGGCCAAGGCATGTACATGGGCAATCCCATGATGCCTAACAACGCCAGCTTCTACATGGGTCCCCAGGCTGGTCAGGCTTATTTCCTGGCTGGTGAACCTGTCATGCCGACTGGCGTTCAGTTTGAAGGTGTGAAGTTCTTCGAGTCGACCAACTTCCCCGTCAAGACTGTTTCGGCTAGCTTTGCCACCCCTGCTTCTTATGCGAACCAGGAAGTTGCTCAGGGCTTCTTCTTCGGTCCTCAGGCCGTTGGTGTTGGTATCGGTGGTCCCAATGCTCAGGTGCTGATCAACAATAACGACGACTTCAGTCGCTTCATTATTCTGATCTGGCAACTGTATGCTGGTTTCGAAGTTCTGAACAAAGACTTTGTTACGACTGCCTACAGCTTCGTTTCTGACGACGGCACTGTTTGATAAGTAAACATAAATAAACCATACGGAGAAATAAATGACCTATCTCTCGTCTAAAAAAATCTTCCCCGGCAACTGGGCAGAACCGCTGAACGGTTGGTACAAGAACATTGATACCGATGGCAGCGGCAGCAATGATGGTTCCAAAGGTGGCCCCACTTCGGTGCTGGCTATCCCTGGCTATCGTTACTTCCAGCAGCGCGGTTATGTTGCTGTCACCAATACCTCTGGTGATGGCGCTGTTGCTTCCGGTAACGTTATTGTTCCTTCTCCTTACCGGAACGATGACACCCGTACCGATATCACTGGAATGGTGATTAGCGGTTCTTCCACTCTTCCCGTTTACGTTTATCGCGCTACCATTTCGGTTGCCTCCGGTTGGGGTGACGGTCGTGTTGCTTCTGGCATCTATGCTGCCACTGGTAACACCATGACCTTTGCTACTGGCCTGACCTCCAGCGGTGGCGTCGGTGAAGCTGTTTCGCAAGCTAACCTGACTTCTACCGTTTCCGGTACTCAAGTTGGTGAAATCTTCTTTGCCGGTGGTTCGGCTTCTGTTAGCGCAGTCCCTGCTCTGACTGCTACTGGTGCTGCTGGTGTTAACGCTGGCAACGTCTACAAGCAGCTCACTGGTGCAGCAACTTATAAAGTGCTGTCCCGTGATACTGCCACTGGTACTGTCACTTCTGGTGGTTGGTACATTTCTTCTGATGACAAGAACGCCGGTCGTACTGGCTACTTCGTTGTTGAAGTGTGCTACATCCAACCTGATGAAGCTCCTGGCTACGAGGACATCGAAGATTACCTCCTGGGTCGCACTGTTAGCTGATTAGGCTAAACTGGGACCAGACATATTTTCTGGTCCCATGTCAACTCTTTCTGAAGAAATCTTGCATCGTCACTGTAAAACAGGTGCGAGAGTTCGAATCATTAGCGAATGGGATAACGGCGATTGGTTTATGGTTGAAGACCAGGACGGTCGCCTTTACACCGCTTATAGAACCGAACTTTCGCCTGACGAACCTGCAACAAAGAAAGTAAAAACTCTTCAGGTAAAAGATAAGGCGGCTAACGAAGAGCCACGCAACTTCCCTCCCGATACACGTCTTAATATCAACGGTGCTACTGCACAGATGATTGCAGACCATATCAAGGGGATTGGCCTCAAAACTGCTCGAGAAATCAAAGATTTACAACTGTCACTTTCCGGTGAAAGATTCAGTAATCTCGAACAGTTACGCCAAATTCGTCGAGTTGATTGGGATTCGGTTTTTGCCGCTGATTTAATTCGAGTCTAAACTACATCTCCTGTTCGCCCCTGGGAAACCAGGGGTTTTTAGTTTTAGAATAAAAAGAAAACAAGATAATGGCAGGTTTAATTCCAGCGGGTAGGATTGTTGATCCAAGTAAAGACATATTTCCATCTACTGGTGCTCACCTGGACGTAAGGGTTATACCTCAGTTTGGGGCTCAGAAAGGTAAGAAGATTGATCCACGAACAGCTAAGACTCTGCTTCAGAATGTTTTAGTTGGTAAAGATCAAATCCCTTTAGTTCAACAGCAAGGCCAAGATTGGAAGTGGAATTTTCCAGTTACGTCTGAATACGGTAAGAGGGCTGCACCTACGGCAGGAGCTTCAACCTTTCATGAGGGTATTGATATCAGCTTAAGCGCTGGTACACCACTCGCCTATAAAGGCTATGGAACATACAGACCAGATGCAGGGTTTGGATCACTGCAAACCACAGATACCCAAGGTAATCCTTACGAAATTAGATTTTTACACACAGAACCTGGTCAGAAAGCAGCAGTTGGTTCTTCTGCAGTACCTAACCCACTAGCTCTCCCTGGTGACAATACGCAACAAAATAAAGAAAGAAATGATAGGTTGATGGATGCTTTATTTGGTAAGCAACAGACCTTAAAAGATGTTTTAATTTCTAATGCACTTAATCAAGCAAAGCAAAACAGACAGCAATCATTGCTTGATACTTTAACTCCTTATTCTTCCATGGGAATTAGTCCAGAACAGGCAATGCAACTATTTGCTTGATTACGTCAACTTATAATAAAAATTAAATAGGGCGCAAGCTGTGCAGCTCAGTGATTTTGAAAAAAGTAGAGTCAGGTACCATCTAGGTTACTACGTGGTTTCTGTTCCAGCGGGTGACTACGCTCGTCTGGAAGAAGCTATGAATACAGTTCCTGATTCGTACTTCTATGACAAAATCGTTATTCAATTAGGTCGTTGTGATACGGCTGAAAAGAAAACCGAAGTTGCACTCACGCCTTCTACTCGCGTTGAGAATATTGCAGGCGACGTTGATCGTACGATTCGTTCCAGTAATGCCAAAGAGGCGTTAAAAGTCTGGGATGAAATTTATCTGTACGAAACAAATCGTTTAGCACATATTCTTTACGTTCCTAATTACAAAGATCCTTTTCAAGCACGCTATCGGTACGAAAGATCTGGTGCTGAATTTATTCAGGCGCTTCCAGGTCCCGCCGATACAAGTGTAGGTTCTCGCATCTATTTACACCAGGTTTGGCGATGATTGCTTTTGATCCTCTTTTAAACGTTTCGACAGGAATCACGAGCCAACTTCGTAGGTTTGGTTTGTTACCACGTACAGGTATTACAACTGAATTTGGAGGGAACGTATCAAATATTCAAAATCGTCCCGTTGTCAACCCAGAGTTTCTTCAAAGAAATCCTTCTGGTGAAGCTGATCGCAATAAAAGGTTTGCTCAATATCAAGAGATGGGAAAAGCACCTGCACAAGCAGCTTCTCCGCCCATGAGTGCCCCAGAGCAAAGAGCAGAAAGCCAAGAGCGTTCTCGTATCGCTCAAATGACAGAGCAAGATCCGCTCTTTAAAAAATATCAAGTTGCAGACTTAACAAAGGCATATAACACGGCTACAACACCAGAAGAAAAAGAACGGATTGGTTTGCAGATCTGGGCCACCACAAACCCAAGTCTTGCTTCTCGCTTGCGTCCAGGGCAGACAGGTTACCAAACATCGGCAGCAATGTCAGGTTCTCAGGTCTTTGGTAAGGACATCCCTGGAATCACGCAAACCTTTTATCAACAAGCCAGTGAGCAAGCAGGTGTTCCATTCCCTGGAGCAGCTCAGGGCGCAAGTATAAATGCCTTTGGCCTTGGTGCAAACGCACAGCAACTTGGCGTAAGTGCACCAGGTCAGATTCCTCCAACAATGATTGGAGAGGATGTGTTTAAGCGCGGCATTAACCCACCTTCCTCTGAAGATTTAACACAGACGCAACTTGCTTTGCTTAAGCGTGCGTTTGAAGGACGCTTAAAATAACCCTTTGGTAAACTAAGGTTACTTGGCGCCACATTCGTGGGTAAGTCCACCTGCTGGGTAAGTGATCTTTTGATCTGCGGAGACCAGTGTTCTTGCATTAACCTAATGATTATTTGCCGTAATTTCCTTCGCCGTCTTACTGCCAAACTGAGTTTAGTTGTGGCTCTTCAAGCAGTATTCGTCCCTGGTCTTAAGGCAGATTC